GGTGCGTAGACTCGCGGAATCTTTTTAGGCATAGAAAGTATGACGCCTAGCTTCGTATGCGCAATTCACCAGCAACAAAATCTCTAAAAATTTCTGAAAAAATTATTCTGACGCCTATCAGTGCGCTTATTGGCTACGAAAAAAATGCGCGCACTCACAGTGACGAGCAGGTCGATCAAATTGCGGCTAGCATTTTGGAATTTGGTTTTACTAATCCGATTCTTGTGGACTCTAAGCATGGTGTTATCGCTGGGCATGGAAGATTAGAAGCTGCGAAAAAATTAAATCTAAAAGAAGTCCCCACAATTGTTCTTGACCACTTAACTGATTTACAAAAACGCGCTTACATTCTTGCGGATAATAAATTGGCGCTGAATGCGGGATGGGATGAAAAGATTTTAGGCGAGGAGTTAGCGGATTTACTTCTTGAAGGATACGACGTTGATCTTGTCGGATTTACTTCTAAAGAATTGCAAGAGCTTTTGCCAGACGATGATTCAGAAAATAATAAAGATGCGGATTTAATTCCCGAAGTTCCTCAAAATATTTTGGGTGTGAAACTTGGTGATGTATATCAGCTTGGCAAGCACCGGCTTATGTGCGGCGACTCTACGGATTTGCAAACGGTCGAGAGATTAATGAATGGTGAGAAGGTAGATATGGTTTTTACTGACCCGCCTTATGGGATTGATTTGAATACCGATTACACTTCTTTAAAATCAAAGCGCGTGGCTAATAAATTTGAGCGCGTGGCTAATGACTCTAAACAATTTGACCCTTCATTTCTTTTAAATTTAGCAGACGAGGTTTTATTTTTTGGCGCTAATTATATGACAAAGTTCTACGACCCTAATAAAGGGTCATGGATAATGTGGGATAAGAGAAATGATAATGAGAATTTAGATAAAATGTACGGCTCGTCTTTCGAAATGTGCTGGTCTAAGAAAAAAAGGAAACAGGAAATTGCTAGAATAACTTGGGCTGGTTGTTTCGGGCACAATAAAAATGATGATGGGGCAAAAAAGACACACCCAACAATGAAGCCTATAAAATTAATAGAATGGTTTTTTGAAAGGATACCTGCGTTGACTGTATTAGATCTCTTCGGCGGCTCAGGCTCCACACTTATCGCTTGCGAAAAAACTAACCGCAAATGTTTCATGATGGAATTAGACCCGCACTATTGCTCAGTGATTATTAAACGCTGGGAAATCTTTACAGGAAAAAAAGCTAAGAAGATTACTTCGAAAGTAATAGTCAAGAAAAAGAAAAAATAATTTATGGCTGAAATGATTTCTATTTTAGAATTTGCTAAGAGGAAAAAGATTCACCGTAAGGCTGTCCAAGACGCCATTGTCGGCGGGCGTATTAAAACTACTAAGATGAAGCAAGGCCATCCCAAAATCAATTGGGACACCCAGTCCCAAGCTTGGGAAGATAATAGGGATTTGAGTAATCTAAGAAATATTCCCGACACATCCCCCGGTGCTCAAGATTCTAATATAAATAATTTTGCGAAAGCAAAAACAGTTAGAGAAACTTTAACAGCCAAAATCCTGCAGCTCGATTACGAGGAGCGTATGGGTAAACTCGTAAACGCTGACGAAGTGAAAACCACTTGGTTTAATATCGCTCGCTCAGTTAGAGACGGGATGCTAAACATCCCGGACAGATTAGCAGCGGAATTAGCGGCGGAGAATGACGAATTTAAAGTTCATACAAAATTAAAAGCAGAGATCTTTAAACAATTGGAAATTTTATCTCATGGCAGCGAAGAGTAAAGTTTATCTAGACGCATTTCTAGCTGGTATCGCTCCCGATCCTTTAATGGATATTGACGAGTGGTCTGATAAATACCGCATCCTTTCCAGTGCAGCGAGTGCGGAGCCTGGGCCATGGCGTACAAGTCGTGTGCCCTATATGAGAGAAGTTTTTAAATGCCTCTCTCCCTCTAGCCCCATTGAGGAAGTGGTAGTGATGAAAGGCGCCCAACTTGGATTCACTGAGGCAGCAACAAATTGGATAGGATACATAATCGATATTACAAGTGGGCCTATACTCGCAGTTCAGCCGACTGTGGATATGGCTAAGAGGTATTCCAGACAGCGCATCGATCAACTCATAGATACAAGCGATAGGCTTTATAAAAAAGTTAAAGAGGCTCGCTCGCGTGATTCTGGAAATACAATTTTATCAAAAGAATTCCCAGGTGGGATTTTGGTGTTAACGGGAGCAAACTCAGCTACAGGACTTCGCTCTCTTTCTGCAAGATTTTTACTGCTCGACGAAATCGATGCTTATCCGAGTGACCTCGATGGTGAAGGCGATCCGATACTTTTGGCGAAAGCTCGCACAAGAACTTTCTCACGTAGGAAAATGTTTTTAATCTCAACGCCTACAATGCAAAATCGCTCCAAGATTGAAAAGGAATATCTCTCCGGCGATCAAAGGCAATACTATGTACCATGTCCTTTTTGTAAAGAGCTGCAGTTAATCGAATGGAAAAGAATTAAGTACAAAGATAATCCTAAAAGGCCCACGCTAGAATGTGCCGGGTGCGCAAAACAAATCCCCGAGCACCATAAGACTTGGATGCTCGACGAAGCAAACGGCGCGAAGTGGATCGCAAAAGAGCCGGGCGCTAATGGCGGCAAGACGGCAAGCTTCCATATCAACTCGCTCTACTCACCTGTTGGCTGGTTTAGCTGGGCTGACGCGGTAAAAATTTGGTTAGACTCTGCAAAAGTTCAAGAAAGACTTCGCGGCTTTGTGAACACCGTGCTGGGTGAAACATGGAAAGATCGCGGGGATGCACCGGACTGGGAGCGTCTCTATGAGTGCCGAGAAAGCTACCCAATTGGCATTATCCCTAAGCAAGGAATGATTTTAGTTGCAGGAGCGGACGTGCAAAAAGACCGCATCGAAGTTGAGATAAAAGCTTATGGTGTGGGTAAAGAAAGCTGGTCTGTGGATTACCGGGTTTTCATCGGTGACACTTCTAACTCTGACGCCGGAGCTTGGCTTAAGCTTGACGAGCTTCTAAATGAATTTTTTCCGCATGAGCTTGGGGCTCAAATTCCTATTCGGATGTTAGCGGTAGACTCAGGCTACAACACTCAAGCGGTCTACAATTGGTGTAGGCGTCACTCAATGTCGCGTGTGATAGCGACTAAGGGTGTTGAGTCCTCACCTATTATGCTGGGCGCACCGAGCGTTGTGGACGTAAATTTTAGAGGCAAACGAATACCTAGAGGATTTAAAATATGGCCCGTGGGTGTGAGCTTAGTTAAAAGCGAGCTGTACGCATGGCTTAAACTTCCCAAGGCTTTAGATGGGGAGGAATTCCCGCCGGGATATTGTCACTTCCCTCAGTACGGCGATGACTACTTCAAACAACTCACTGCCGAGCAATTGAGTGTGCGAATAAAAAACGGCTTCACAAAGCATTTTTGGGAAAAGGTACGGGACAGAAACGAAGTTCTAGATTGCAACATACTTTGCCGTGTCGCTGCCGCTGCCATTGGTATGGATAGATTCAAATTAGAAAACTGGGAAGTGATGTCTGCTCAAGTCGGACTTGGCGCTGTAAATAAAAAAGTGCCGAGTGTTGCTCTTTTGGCGGTCAAAGATGAAAAAGTCCGGGTAAAAACCCCGGATTCTTTCACTGGGATACCTAATAAAAAGTCTAGTTACTGGTAGTTTATGTGTGCAGTATGTCTAAAAAACTTTAAAGTATCCTCGTAGAAAGGATCTTTTTGCCCTTATACTCTAATTAAATGGCATCAATCTGGACTCAAGCAATGCTCGATAGCTTAGAAAAAGCGATGGCAAGCGGGGCTTTAGAAGTCCAATACGACGGCAATAAAAAAGTTGTTTACCGCTCGCTCTCTGACATGATTCGTATGCGAGATCTTATGCGAAGAGAACTTGGAATAACTACCGGCGCTTTGCACGTTACTCAGCATTCAACTTCGAAGGGCACAGTTCCAAGCGGAACAAGGAATAATGAAGATGGGTGAAACTTGGTTAGATAGAGCAATCGCTTGGGCATCTCCTCAAGCTGGTCTAAGGCGTATGCACGCTCGTGTGATGCAAGACAAGGCTAAGAATCTGCTTAGAGCATACGACGGTGCGGATATCGGTAGGCGAACAGAGAAGTGGAATACTTCGCACAGTTCGCAGAACGCTGAAAATAAAATATCCCTATTTCGTTTGCGTAATCGCTCACGCGATTTGATTCGTAACGAGCCATATGCTCGAAGAGCTGCCCAAGCCATCGTGTCAAATACTATAGGCGAGGGTATTATAGCCAAGGCGCAGGCAAAGACGGCGGGTCGTGCTAATAAGTTTCAAAGTGAGTGGCTAAGCTGGTCGGAGAGTTTAGACTGCGACCATGACGGAACTAATAACTTCTATGGCCTGCAAGCATTGGTGTGGCATACCGTTTTTGAAAGTGGCGAAGTATTAATTCGTCGGGTCAAAAGAAGTTCAGGCTTTGGCATGGATATTCCCATGCAGCTTCAAATTTTAGAGCCGGATTTTATTGACACTGTCAGAGACGGTCAGATTTTCGATAATGGTAATTTTACTATTCAAGGTGTCGAGTTTGATAAGCTTGGTAGAAGGGTAGCCTACTGGCTATTCCCAAGACATCCTGGAGATATTTTCGGGATTCAGGATATCAAGGGATTAATTTCTCAGAGAGTCCCAGCTGAAGAAATTATACATCTTTTTAGAACAGAAAGACCTGGGCAAGTGCGGGGCATTCCTTGGCTTGCTCCGATCATGCTCAAGCTAAAAGACTTAGGCGATTACTCGGATTTTACTTTAATGAGACAAAAAGTCTCTGCGTGTTTTACCTCTTTTGTGACATCGGCTGACGCTTACGATTTAACCTCAGGTACAACTCCCTCAGCTATTCCCGAGAAGTTAGAGCCGGGTTCTAGTGTAGCTCTCCCACCGGGAACGAGTATTGAGTTTGCAAATCCTCCATCGAGTGGGGATTTCTCGCAATTTTCTAATGCGCAACTCCGCTCTATAGCGAGTGGTATTGGTATTACTTTTGAAACTCTGACTAACGACTACAGCCAAGTGAATTTTTCTAGTGGTCGAATGGGTTGGATAGAATTTCAAAGAAATATTGACGTATGGCGAAGACACGTCATGATCCCGCGTTTTTGTATTCCTGTTTGGCGGTGGTTTACTGAGGCTGCCACACTTGCAGGTTATGGAAGCGATAAAGTGGTCGCAACTTGGACGGCACCGCGTCGAGAAATGATCGACCCGGTTAAAGAGACAGAAGCTACAAAATCTCAGGTTAGATCCGGGCTTATTTCTTTGTCAGAAGCTATACGCCAAAATGGCTATCAGCCTGATGAAGTTCTAGAGGAGATCGCGTCAGATAATAAGAAGACTGATGTGCTAAAGTTAACCCTCGATACCGACCCTAGAAAAGATCCAGGAAATCAGCCAAAATAAACGGTTGACACCCAAAATAATAACACCGCGTAAAATTAAAATTAACTTGCTACTTGAAAAAGCATATTTCGACCAGCACACTGTAGTCTGACATCTTAAGTTATGGGAAAAAATATTATTAAAAAAAATATTCCGATGTTGAATACCAAGGCGGCGATTCTTCCCAGCACAATTAACTCAAAAGAAAGAACAGTAGAGGCTATTATCACTAGCACTTTGCCGGTAGATAGCTTCTCATGGTCGCAAGGTGAATTTAAAGAAATTCTCTCTATGCTTCCTAGTTCTATTCGCCAAGAAAGATTATCTAGCGGCGCGATGCCAGTTCTAAATAACCATGGCACAGCCTTCTTTGGTGGGGTTAAAGATTTAAGTGATGTTATTGGACAGATTCGCGGGTATAGAATCGACGGCGAAAATCTAATCGCTACTCTTGCTTTCCCGGATACTCCTGACGTTGAAACTATTTGGCGTAAAATTGAAACAGGTTTTCTTAAAAATATCTCTATCGGTTATCGCGTTTATAAATATAAAGACGAGACTGGTAAAGAAACTGGAAGTCCTAAAGTTATGAGAGCCATTGACTGGGAGCCGTTTGAGGCTTCAGTTGTAGCAATTCCTGCGGATTATAGCGCGCAAATGCGAAAGCGTTCTAACGAAGAAAGCTTAAATGAGGTAGAAATAGTGAGTGATGAAAAAGTGGATGAGCCCGTAGCAAACGAGCCCCCAAAAGAAATTAAAGAAGAATCAAGTGCTAATGCACAGGAAACACAAGAGGAGATTTCAGAAATGCCAAAAGAAGTAATTGAAAATGCGGAGCCTGTCGCATCTAGCGACCCTGCTAAAATCGAAGAAGCAGCCAAAAAAGAAGGTGTTGAGCAAGAACGCTCGCGCATTCTCGAAATTGGTAAGGCAGTTAAGGCTGCTAAGCTTGACGATAAATTCGCGAGTGAACTTATCGCTAAAGGAGTTTCTATTAACGAAGCTAGAAAGCAAATTATCGATATGTGGTCACAAAAAGACGCTACTGAAATTCAGGGAGCTAATCCTTCTATCACAGTAACTCGTGACGCTGACGAAACTTTCCGTAAATCTGCCGGGGAAGCACTCCTTCACCGCGCCGATCCTGGAAAACATAAGCTCACTGAGCTTGGAAAACCCGTTATGGGTTATTCTTTTAAAGAACTTGCTCGTCTTTGTGTTGAGCGCAGCGGTGTTAAAACCGGCGGCATGAGTCAAATGGAAATCGTAAAAAGAGCATTTCACTCTACTAGCGATTTTCCCTCTATCCTTGCCGATGCGATCAATAAAACTTTACGTCAAGCTTACGAAGAAAGTCCTCGTACTTTCTTGCCATGGGCTAAACGCGGAAGCGCGCCGGATTTCAAAAATATCAACAGAACACAACTCGGAAATTTCCCTAGCTTAACAAAAGTTTTGGAAGGCGGAGAAATCGAGTACAAGACTGTTGCCGACAGCAAAGAAAGCTATCAACTCGCTACTTACGCGGGTATGGTTGCAGTTACTCGCCAAGCGGTTATCAATGATGACCTTTCGGCGTTTAGCCGATTGGCAGCTGGAGCTGGTATCGCAAGCGCAGCTTTAGAGTCTGACATCGTTTACTCGATTCTGACTGCTAACGCGGCTCTTGCTGACTCACTGGCTCTCTTTGAAGCGGCTACTCACAAAAACTTTACCTCGACTGGAACAGCGATTTCAGTCAACTCCCTTGGTGTTGGTAGAGCGGCAATGCGTAAGCAAAAAGCGGGTTCGAGAGTATTAAATCTTCGCCCCGGTTTCTTGCTTGTCCCTGCGGCTCTCGAAACTATCGGTCAACAATTTCTTAATCAAGGTATTGTTCCTAACATCGTCCCTGCTACTTCCTTAGCGGTTAACCCTTTCCAAAACAGTATGTCTTTGATCGTTGAGCCTCGTCTCGATGACACAAGTGCTACTGCTTGGTACCTGGTAGCTGGCCAAGGTCTTATCGATACAGTTGAGTATTGCTACCTTGAAGGAAATGAAGGCGTATTTACTGAGACTGAAATGGGATTCGATGTTGACGGTATTCGTGTTAAAGCACGCCATGATTTCGCAGCGAAAGCTATCGATTTCCGTGGTCTCTACCTTAACAACGGAGCTTAATTAAAAGAAAATGGATGGGGTCTTGAATGACCCCTGATTAAAGAAAGGATTTTAAAAATGAAAAATGCAATTCAAGAAGGCGACGTACTAAAACTTACGGCTCCTTACGCTGTACTCGCCGGAGCGGGAGCCAAAGTAGGCTCGGTTTTTGGTGTATCAGTTTCTGACGTAGCTAACGGTGCCGAGGGCTCTTTTAATGTAGAGGGAGTTTTTGAACTTGCGAAAGCAGATTCTCAGGCTTGGACACAAGGCGTGAAAGTCTATTGGGACGACGCGGCTAAAAATGTTACCACTACTGCAGCGACGAATACCTTAATCGGTGTTGCTATTTTGCCAGTCGCAGCGACGGCAGGGCTTGTACTTGGAAAAGTACGACTAAATGGTAGCTTCTAAGAAAAGAAATTTTCTAATAAGGAAAGAATGTTTTGCGGTTGTGGGGCTAGTATCCACAGCCGCATTTTAATTTATGAGCTGGGATGAAATGACCGATGGCGTGCTTGATGTATGCCTAGATACTTTTGGGACTGATATGGATGGCATGTTTACTTACATGCCAAAAAAAGGTACCAGCTACAAAGTTAGAGGAATCTTCGATAATGAGTACCAGGAAGCTGACCCGAATATCGAAGCTGGTGTTACTTCAGTAATTCCTGTTTTGGGAGTGAAGTTGGCCGAACTTAAGGAATACCCAATTAAGGACGACAAGGCTTTGGTCAAAGGCGTTCTTTATAGGATAATCGATGTGCGCAAGGACACAAATGGTGGGGCGAAGCTCTATCTTCATAAACTGCCATGAGTACAGGAGAGATATTACATCCTAGACGAGAGATTAGAGACTCCGTTTTTCAAATTCTTAAAGATAAAATTTCTGATGTTAAGAGCTTTTCTAAAAATAGATTTCGTCCATATTGGCCAGCGGAAGAACTCCCGGCTATTTCTATTTATACTCTTACCGAGACCAGTGAGATTTATGATACTGCGCCTAGGAATTTGAAAAGGACTCTCACACTAGCGGTTGAGGTTATTGTGCAGGATGACGAAAGCTCCGACGACATTGTGGATAAACTTTGTCTTGAGGTTGAAAATGCCATCCATGTAGACGAAACTTTAGGTAGCAAGGCGAGTGATTGCGTCTTGACAGGCACAGAGATGATACAAAAAAAAGAGGGCGATACCCTCACGGCTTCGGCTATTCTTCAGTTTGACGTTAAGTATTTTACTGATGCACCTGCTCAGCAAGATTTAAAAGATTATAAAGGCGCTGATTTCACCATGAAGGTAGGAGATAACCAAACTCCTGACTTGCTGGGGAAAGCGGACGTTGTGCCATAATGGGAGAGCATGAAAGATGAAAATACACGTAAAACCTGCCAAGGGGCTTCTGATAAGGTGCGAGAAAACCAAGCACCCGTTGCCTCCCGAGGGCAAGTCAGTAGAACAGTCAACGTATTGGGTTCGAAGAATCCAATGCGGGGATGTAGAGCTTGTAGGAAATGCCGAAACAGAAAAAGCCAAGGGTGATTTGCCCGAAGTTAAAAAGACAAAAGAAAAAACCAAGGGGGATGAATAACCATGTCGATTTCATTTAACAGTATTCCAAGCAATTTAAGAGTGCCACTTTTTTATGCGGAATTTGATAATTCAAGAGCGGTACAAGGTCTTGCTCTTCAAACGTATAAAGGGTTAATTTACGGCCAGAAAACTGCAGCGGGTACGGCTACCGTAGAAGTGCCAGTTTTAGTTTCTAGTGCTGCCCAAGCCCAAACACTTTTTGGTGTTGGCTCGATGTTGCACAGAATGTTCATTCAATGGTTTAAAAACAATACCACTACTGAAGTCTGGGCAATTCCTTTAGCTGACAACGGTGCAGGTGTTGCGGCTACTGGCACTCTTACCGTCACTGGCCCAGCTACTGCGGCAGGGACTATCAGTCTTTATGTTGGCGGCCAGCTCGTTCAAGTTGGTGTTAGCTCGGGCGATGCGCAAAATACTATTGCAGCGAATATTAATGCTGCTATCAACTTAGTTACAACTCTTGCAGTTACAAGCACGGTAGCTACTAACGTAGTTACATTGACTGCTAAAAATAAAGGATCAAATGGTAACAAAATTGATCTCCGTTTGAATTATCAAGCCAGTGAAGCTAATCCCTCTGGTGTTGCTGTAGCAATTGTTGCAATGGCATCGGGTGCTACTAACCCTATTCTTACAAATTTAATTTCTGCTATGGGCGAAATTCAATATCACATTATCGCTAACCCGTATGTGGATGCGACTTCTTTGACGGCTATGGAAGCGGAGCTTCTTGATCGTTGGGGGCCTCTACGACAAAATGAAGGCGTCATGATTGCAGCGCAGTCGGATACTCTCGGGAATTTGGCGACTCTTGGACAGTCTAGAAATTCTAAGCACTCGGTGATTATCGGGGCTTATAAATTTCCTACACCTCCTTCGGAAATCGCAGCAGGTGTCGCGGCTGTTGTAGCTTTGCAAGGCGCTATTGACCCGGCTCGTCCTTTTCAAACTCTTCAAGTAAAAGGTATTCTAGGGCCTAACGAAATTGACCGCTTTATCATGAGCGAAAGAAATACTCTTTTGTTTGACGGTATTGCTTCTCTCAATATCGGTCCCGGAAATACTATTCAAATTGAAAGACTCATTACGACTTATCAGTTGAACGCTTTCAACGTAGCTGATCCAAGTTATCTTGATTTGAATGTGCTTTTGACACTTTCTTATCTTCGGTATTCTTTCAAAGCTCTTATGACTTCTCGTTATCCTCGTCACAAATTGGCGAAGGATGGCACTCGCTTCGGTCCTGGCCAAGCGGTTATTACTCCGAAAGTTGCTAAGGCTGAATGTTTTTCAATTTTCAGACAATGGGAAGAAAAAGGACTTGTAGAGGGTTTCGATCAATTCAAAAATGATTTGATTGTCGAGATAAATGCAACGGATGTAAACCGTTTGGATATTCGCATGAGTCCGGATCTCATAAATCAACTTGTGATTCTTGGGGTTCAAATACAATTTTTATTGTAAGAAAGTGAGATAAGAAAATGGCTGAACGAGTTGGTGGGATTTTATTTGTAAAAGCAAATGGAGCGCAATTACGCGCTAAGGGTTCTTGGACCTATAATTTAGGTCAACCAAAGAGAGAAGGAATTGTGGGAGCCGATCAAGTACACGGCTACAAAGAATTGCCACAGATTCCTATGATCGAAGGCGTTATCACTGATAGTTCGCAACTTGATGTTGTGGCTCTCTTGAACACAAAAGATGCAACTCTCACTTTGGAATTAGCAAACGGTAAAGTTATTGTTTTGCGTGAAGCTTGGTTCGCAGGCGACGGGAATGTAACTACTGAAGAGGGTGAAATCGCCGCTAAATTCGAAGGCATCTCAGGAGAAGAGGTAGCCTAATGTCTAACGTGACTCTGGCGCTAACTTCTCCGATCATTCAAGGGAGTGAGGAAATTAAAGAGCTAAGCTTTAGGGACGCTACGGCGAAAGATCTTCGCGGAATGCCCATGGAGCCTAAGCAAGGAGATTTCTTAGACCTTGGTGGGATACTGTGCGCACAGTCACCTTCTGTCATGAATAAACTTAGCGTCAAGGACTACATGAAAGTGTTGGAAATCGTCGCGGGTTTTATTTCGGGTGGCCAAGAAACTGGAGAGAATGGCTAGGGTCATTCGCTTATGTTTTTCACTGGTCGCCCGCAGAGTTAGACAAACTTACAAGCGGGGATGTCGCATTTTGGATTGAGAGAGCAAAAGAGATACGAAAGGAGCTAGAAAAAAAGAATGCCTAACGATAAAAAATTTGGCGTTAAAGTCGTAGTCTCTGCCGTAGATAATGCTTCAGCTCAGTTCAAAGAAATTTCTAAAAAACTCGCAAATTCAGATTTTGCAAAATTAAATAATTCGTTAAGATTCGCTAGCTCAGCTTCCGGGTTAAAAGCCTTCAGTAAAAGTGTGGGCAATTTCGGGGGCGCAGTTTCTAATGCCGCTGGAGAATTTACAGGCCTACTTACTAAGATAGGGGCTATTGCCGGACTTGGTGGGGGCGGTCTCTTTTTGCTGGCTAAAAACTTTAGCGAGTTTGCCCAAAATGTGGAGCACGGTGCAAGTCGCCTAGGTATATCCGAGGGTGAATTTCAAAAATTCTCAATTGCTGCTCAGTTAGGCTCTGTTAACACCGAGGTTTTTTCTAAGAGCATGGATAAGTTTTCGCGCTCTCTTGGCGAAGCAGCTATACGGGGGAGTAATGTTGGGAAAATTTTTAGTTTTTTAAAAATAGACCCTAAAAATTTTAAATCGTTTGGTAAAGCACTCCCCCAAGTGGCATTAGCTCTTTCCAAAATGGGCAACGCTAATTTAAGAAATGCTCTAGGAGCTAAACTTTTTGGTAGGCAATTTGGCGAAATTTTACCTCTAATAAAAGATTTTAAAAACCTAACTGATGAGGCAGGTGGTTTTATTATAAGTGACGAAGACTTAAAAAAAGGCAAAGAGTTAAATAATACTTTTGATAGATTTGTTGTTACTTTTGATTTAATCAAAACCCTAGCCGGTGCGGAATTAGCCGAAGGTTTCAGTCAAGTTCTGAAAGATTTTCAAAAATTCTTAAAAGAAAATAAAGCCGAGATTCGAGCTTTTTTCAAAGCTATCGGTAAAGAGTTACCCGATGCTTTTAGAAAATTAGCTGGGGCCATTAATTTAGTTGTGGGTTTCTTTTTTAATTACAATAAGAAAACTGGTGAGATGACAGTTAACACCGGAAGGATGCAAGCAGCTCTTCTTGTTATCGGGGCCATTTTAGCAGGACCTTTTCTAGCCTCTTTAGTTATAGTGTTCGGGGCTTTTGCTTCTATGGTTACTTCGTTTTTAACATTCGCAACTATTATTTTGGAGTCTACCGTTTTTGAAGTTTTAATAGCCTCACTTGGAGATATTGCTTTTCTTTTAATTGGCGGCCTTTTGACCCCTTGGGGCTTAATAGCCGCAGCAGCAGTAGGTGCGGGGTTGCTAATATACAAGTACTGGGCCCCTATTCGAGATCTATTAAAAGAGATTTACGGCTTCGAGGAAAAAATAAAAGCTAAATGGTCGGGAGTTTTTTCAAAAGAAAATTTCCAAGCTGCCTTTGGTACCGCGCCAACAGCTACCCCCATCGGAAACTTTTTGCAGAATCAGTCATCAAGTGTTCAAACGAATAACGCTACAGCATCTCTACAAGTTAGTTTTTCTGGCATGCCTGGAGGGTCTAAGGTTTCTCAGACTTCTAGCGGGTGGGAAAGTCTCTTAGTGGATAGAGGATTTTTAGGTAGCGGATTATGAGTTTACTTGCGAAAAAATATCGTCAAGCTAGTTTTAGGGGGATTAATTTTAAAGTTGATTCTACTGATTTCGAAGGTGGTAGGCGAGTAGTTATCGATGAATATCCTCTTAGCGACATTTCAAGTTCTAAAGATCTTGGAAGAAAAAAACGAGATTTCTCTATCGAGGCTTATGTTAACGGAGAAAATTATGAGGCGCAGAGAGATTCTCTAATAGGCGCGTGTGAGCAGTTTGGTAGCGGAAAACTCATTCATCCGTATTTAGGGTCTAAAGATGTAGTGTGCACCGGGTGCCGGGTCAGAGAATCTAAGGCCGAGCTAGGTATAGCTTACTTCTCTTTAACCTTCGCCGAGACGGGAATTCAGCAAAACCCTACTCAAAATATAGATCAAATCACTAAAGCGAAGTCTACTATTTCAGAACTTCAGGATTTATGCTCGGTTGCTTTCACAAAAGTCTATTCGGTGGTTAATGCGCCCTCTTTTGTAACTGATGCAGCATCTTCTGATGTGACAGGGTTTACAAATGTCGTGCAGGGCGAAGCGAATAAATTAAATGGTATCGCGCTTAAGCTTGCAGATTATACTTATCAAATAAGAAAAATGCAGTCGCAAGTTGCGGCTCTCGTTAGACTTCCTAGCCAACTTGCAGCTAATTTTGTAACAACTTTAAATAATCTTTTAGCTATTCTTCCCGGCGGGTCTACTCAAATGAAAATCGCGCTTAAGGGAGTTTCTAAATACGGTGTTGATTTTGATCTTTCTAACATGTCTACTTCGAGTAGGGTCGCTCAAGCGACGAATTCAAAAGCCCTTAGTGATTTGAGCTTTCAATTAGTGGTGGGACTTCTTGCTAGTGAGGCCACAGATAGAACTTATGCCAGTTATCAGGATGCGGATTCAGATCGCCAAGAAATTTTAGATCTAATCGATCAAATTTTAGATTCCACGGGCGATGATGATGTTTACCGGAGTTTTCAGAGACTTAAATTTGAAGTCTCGAAAGCTGTACCGGATACATCGAAAGATTTACCTAGTATCGTGTCAATCGAGCTTGAGTCACAAGGATCTAGTTTGACTCTAGCTTATGATCTTTACGAAGCCTTCGACCTTGAGCAAGATTTAATAGATAGAAACGCCGTAGTTAATCCGGGCTTTTTTCCGGCTATGAAAACCCTAAAGGTATTGAGGTTTTCTTAAGTGGACGCCTTTTTAAAGATAAATGAAAAGAAATTTTCGGGATGGAAGTCTTTTGCCATTTCTAAAAGCATCGAAACACTTTCCGGAAGTTTTAATTTTAGTGTGAATGATAACTGGAGCGGATTGAAAGCTCCTTGGCCTATTCAGCCTAATGATAAAGCAGAAGTTTACTTAGGAGATACAAAACTTATAACCGGCTATGTAGAAGTAGTTAGAAATTCTTTATCTTCTACCGACACGACCATAGAAGTCTCGGGGCGAGACATCGCCGCTGATTTAGTAGATTGCAGCGCTGATATAAGCGGAGGTGAGATAAAATCGCAAAAGTTAGAGGCCTTAGCCGCATGGCTTTTAGGCCCTTTCGGGTTAAAAGTTTTGACAAGTGTAGATACTGGAAGTGCCTTCCCTAATTTTAGAATTACGCAAGGGCAAAGCGTTTTTGAAATCTTAGATAAAAAAATAAGACAAAAAGGTTTTCTATTAATATCTAACGAAAATGGTACGGTGGAAATAACCGAGCCCGGAGAGGATTATGCACTAACAGGTATTGTCGAAGGACAGAACATAATGTCATCCGATGCTAGTTTTGATTTCAAAGACAGATTTTCTAAATACACAGTCAAGGCGGCTAATGATTTGGAAGTCGATGGCATGGATGGCTATAAAATTATTGGTAGGGCCACAGATGAAGGTGTGCCGCGTTTTCGTCCTCTCGTAATTGTAGGCGAGAGCGCTATGACTCTTGAGCAAGCAAAAAAAAGGGCACAGTATGAAGCATCTGTCAGAGCAGCACGCTCGGTTAAAGTTTCAGTCACTCTTAGTGGATTTACGCAAAGAGACGGCTCTATATGGAAAATGAATCAGCTGGTTCGGGTAAACTCTCCCACAATCGGCATTATCAATGAGACGCTTTTAATTTGTGATGTTTCTTATTCTTTAAGCGAAGGCGCGGGTGCTATTACGACTCTTGGCTTAAAGAGAAAAGATGCATTTATCCCGGTCCCTACAGTTAATAAATCAAATAACCCAGATTTGGGAATTCAATCTAATCCCGAGGTAGAAGAGTAGTGATAACTTTGAATCGACTTCTTTTACCACTCCAAAGGCGCATCATGAATATGGTGGGTCGCGTAGTTATAAAATCTCTCAACGACACTACTGGGCTTCAGAGACTTAAAATCGAAGTCCTCAATGACGAAGTTATGGAAGATGTTCAAAGAGTCCAAGAATATGGATTTGCATCTAGTCCTAAGGCGGGTTCTGAAGGAGTCGTATTATTTCTTGGCGGTGACAAATCTCACGGAGTTGTAATCGCTACTGACGATAGGCGCTACCGCTTAAAAGTTACTGACGGGAAAGTTGCCCTATACGACGATGAAGGGCAATACGTTTATATAAAAACGGGCGGTATAGTGGAAGTAAAAGCAAATACCAAAGTGCTTGCTACAACTCCGCTTTTTGAGACATCAGCGGATGCGCACATAATCGGAAACTTAAGCGTTGGGGGCACGTCGACTTTGACAGGTCTTGCTACTGCTACTGCCGGCGTAATAACTCCAGCTACACTTTCGGGAGCTATTATAGCATCTACTGGTGGTACTCCGGTTGCGAATCTAGGCACTAAAGTTCTTGAACTTAAAACAGCTCACAACACTCACAAACATCAAGAAAATGGAACGGGCGGCGGTATCACTAATGTGGCCGACGTACAGGTGACTTAGCCATGTTAGATATTGCGTTAATTGGTACTAGGACAGATTTCGGGGATGTCTTTGATTTAGGACTTTTTCAAAATGACTTCACCGGCGAGGATGGCTTTCGTACTGCCGTGACCATATCCTTATTTACAGATATGCGAGTTACAAAAGACGAAATCGATTCGGGGCAAAGTCAAAGAGGCTGGTGGGGCGATGTCATTTCAGATATCACCGCCGATCAAATAGGGTCAAAGCTTTGGCTTCTAGATAGGCAAAAGCAAACAGAGGATACTCGTATTCAGGCAGAAGAGTATGCTTCTACCGCCTTGCAATGGATGATTGATGGTGAAATTGCCGAGTCGGTTAGTGTCACGGCGAGTTATCCCACTCGTGGAATTTTATTTATAGAAGTTTTTATTCAAAAGCCAAACGGTGAGAAACTAAATTATGCTTTTGATAATGCGTGGAAGGCTGAGGGCGCAAGATAATGGCTTTTGAAAGACCTACACTAAAAGAAATCGTTGACCGGATTACATCAGATATTTCGACCAGGGTTATCGGGACAGTTTCCGCTCTTAGACGTTCTACTATTAGGGCCTTCGGTGCAGCTTATGGCGGCGCAGTTCATTTGCTTTACGGTTTTTTGGATTTCATGAGCAAACAGTATTTCGAAGATACTGCCACAGTTGAGTATCTAAATAGAAAAGCTTCTATTTGGGGTCTTGCTCGTAATCCTGCTACTTTTGCTCACGGCTCGATTGTTTTTACAGGCACAAATGGAACTATACTTCCTGCGGGTACAACTCTCCAAAGAAGTGATGGCGTGCAATTTACAGTTGACGCCGATGGGCTTGTGGCATCGGGCACGACTACAGTTACCGCGACTTGCTCTACGGCGGGAGCTACTGGCAACATGAATGCTGCGGGCACCTTGACAATTGCCACGCCTATTTCTGGAATCACTAGCCAAGGCGTAATCGATTCAAATGGTATGGCCGGAGGTACTGACACAGAAAGCGATGACGATTTCAGAGCAAGGCTTTTACTCCTTATTCAATTTCCTGCACGCGGCGGTAATGCTACCGATTACGAATTTTGGGCTAAAGAAATAAGTGGCGTGACTAGAGTTTGGGTGCATGAAAACCAATACGGAGTTGGCACAGTCGGGGTTACTTTTGTTAGAGATAATGATTCAGGCTCTATAATCCCCAGTGCGGGAGAAGTCGCGGATGTTCAGACTTTTATTGATTCAGTAAGACCGCTTACAGCTGCGGTAACTGTGTGGGCGCCGGTTGCTCAAAATTTGAATTTTACTATTCATATTGTTCCAGACACTGCAGCTATTCGGGCTGCGGTAACGGCAGAGTTAACTGACCTTATTAAAAGAAAAGCCGAGCCCAATGTTGCGGGCTCGGGGATAATTTACTTGTCACAAATTCGTGAGGCAGTAAGTGCGGCGGCAGGAGAAGAAAATAATACTGTTAGTGTGCCTACAGCGGATTCAACTCCGGCAGTTGGTAGCATTTATTTAATGGGGACTATAACTTGGGTTTAATCCTATGAGTGGAATCGATAAATACCGCCAGCTTTTACTTAGTCTCTTCCCTAGGGGTAGAGCATGGAATAAAGAAAAAGGCGGTCTCCTTTTTGAAACGGGTGAAGGCATGGGTGTCGAGTTTACTCGTGTCGAGGGTAGAGCCGGGGACCTCTTAAATGAGTTAGACCCTCGCACTACTTTTGAATTGTTGGAAAATTGGGAAAGAGTTTTAGGAATCCCTGATGAGTGCCAAGATATCGCGGGCACTATTCAAGAGAGAATCGACGCGGTCTTTTTAAAGCTAACCAAACGTGGTGGGAATACCATGAGCAAGCAATTTTTTATCGATCTTGCTGCCTCAGTTGGGTACACAATTACTATTCAAGAGCCGGGAGTTAATCTTTTTCGTGCAGGCATAAGTCGCGCAGGGGATAGACTATACGGGGCTTTATGGAAATACTGGTTTCAAGTTTACACTAGCACCTACGTGCTTGGTGTTTTTCGCGCTGGGCAAAATATGGCAGGCGATAGACTTAGGACGTTTGAGAATAGCGCACTAGAGTGTGTAATAGAGAGAGCAAAGCCCTCGCATACCAATGTGCAGTTTTTTTATGGGAGTTAGAAGATTATGAGACGAAATGCCGGAACAGACGCAGCGCCAAGCAATTTATTTACCGATGGCAATCCCGCCACATCTACACCTGCCAGCGTGGTGGGTAGCGATTGGCTGAACATATTACAAGAGGAAATAGCTCTTCTTGTGGAATACGCGGGACTCACTGTAGATCAGGCGACGGCTTATGCAAGCAACGATAAGACTCAGCTCAGACAAGCAGTGCTCGTCTTAGCAAGTGCAGGGGGCGGGGGAGGAGCCGGGGCGGCTTGGCAAGAAAATCCCGGGGACGCACCCACATCTGCTCAAGAAAATAAGGGTCTTGTTTATCTTTTCGAAAGCGGCTCGACTGCAAAAATGAATTTATTTCTGAAAGTCCCCGAAGGTTATGTGAGCGGGCGGCAAATTACCGCTAAGGTGGGGCACTATAGTCCTACAGCCACTTTGACTCAGCTTCTTACTAGTGTTTCTACACTTATACGTGATGGAGTTGACACGATTGACTCGACTACTAATCAAAGAACTTCTACAAACACTGCGTTAACAAACACAGTAGCCAAGCAATTAAGACTTACAACTCTTGACCTGACGTCTACTACGGGTCAGATAAATGGTGTGGCTGTAACTCCTGGAGATTTGATTTTGATTCAACTCAGCCGGGGTACGGATACAGACACGGCAGACATAAGATTCATCCCAAGCTTTACGGAAGTGAGATTTTAATTTATGAAAAAAATTCTATTAGCTCTTTTACTTTTAACCACTACCGGCTCTGCAGCCATAACTGAAGTTGACAAGGCTCTTTTCAATGACAGAAATCTTATCCTTAACCCCGGTTTTGAAAACGGGAAGAGTAAGTGGGTTACCTCGAGCGCTACTCTGACAGCTACGACTACGGCGGCCAATGTACTTACGGGTGTTGCTTCAGGCTCGATACTCATTGCTTCAAACGGCGGTTATGCCCGCACATCGAGCATGACTTTGCCTAAAGGACTTTATGGGAAAGCTTGTGAAGTCAGAGTTAATTACCGCAACGGGGACGCACTAACCACACTAGAAGTTTATAATGCAAATAATACATTGCTCGGCTCTCAAGCGCTAACTCTTCACGCAGTCGTGGGAGCTGAAAGCGCTTTTTTCCCTTGTCCTAGTGCTACTGATGTCGCCGGTGACGCTAATAAAGGAATTGTTTACGCACAGATTAGGCAAACTAGCGCAGGTACTCATGCGGTTATGTATACCGATGACTGGTATTTAGGTCAGCTTTCTATGTTGGGTGAGTCTGCACTCCCCGACACTTTCAACGCAAAAATCTCTAGCGCGGATGTAGTTAGTGACGAGAATGTTGATTGGATAAATGGAAATTGCACTGATGCGGCCACGGGTAGTCAAACATGTGTTTTTAATTCGGGAATTTTTTCTGTAGCGCCAAATTGCTCGTGCAATTCTGTAGCATTTAATGATACTTGCGCAGTAACTGCGGCGTCTTCTACTTCTGTAACTTTTCAAGTTGGTGTGGGTGCTACAGGCGCTGCGGCAAATACTGCGACCCATGTTTCGTGTAATAAAGCCTCTACTGATGCGAAGCAAAGTGTACAAGTTTATAAATCTATCCCCACCATTACTTCCAACATAAATGATTTTACTGCAAGAGTTTCTACCGCTGACGTGGTTACAGGTGAGAATTCAGATTGGATAAATGGCAATTGCACCAATGCGACTACAGGTCGACAGACATGTACTTTCAATTCTGGGATTTTTACCGTAGCGCCTAACTGCGGATGCGTCCCAGACATTGGGGGCACGGGTGCGTATACTTGTGGGATATTTTCGGTTTCTAGTACTGCGGTTGATTTTTACTCTGCTACAAGCACTACAGCGGCGGCTACAAATATTGACACTAGCGTGTGGTGTCAAAAAGCCGGTGTGGATTTCAAACTTCCTGTTGTGCAACCGATTTTCTCACCTAAAGGAATAGTTGGAAGTGTAGTTCAAAGTGCATATACTCAAACGGGAGCTGTCGCTACTGGTACGACGTTAATTCCAATTGACGATACTATTCCTCAAATTACTGAAGGAAATGAGTATATGACTCTAGCCTTCACACCATTAAGCGCGTCAAATTTGCTAAGGATACGAGTAACCGCTCAACTTAGCTCTAATGCCTCAAATAATCTTATTGCTGCTTTATTCCAAGACTCAACGGCCAATGCTTTAGCTAGTATGTGGCAATCGGAGCCAACAGGCGGCCAAAGTTTTCCCATAACTTTTACTCATACTATGACAGCGGGTACTACATCGGCGACTACTTTTAGAGTTAGGGCGGGCGGGTCTAACGCCTCGACTGTAACTTTTAATGGTGGCTCTAGCATAAGACAACTTGGTGGGGTCATGGCCTCGTCGATATCTGTCGAAGAAATTCAACAATAAAACTATGGGCCAAACTTTTGATACTTTAAAACAAGTTTCAGAAATTTGGCCCTTGCTCACATTCATGGGCGTTTCAATTTTGGGCTATCTTAATATGAGATATGCGATAACAACTTTGAAAAGAGATATGCATGAAAAAGAGCGGGACATCAAAGGTGTGAGTCAAAAAATAAACTCAGCGACCATACATTTTTCTGATGAATTTAAAAACGTAAGACGAGAAATAGGCAATAATCATTTAGAGGTGTCTAAAACTTTATCCCGCATCGAGGGAAGGCTATTTAAAGAAAATAGCCCGAGCTAGTAATTTTGCTAGGTGTATCTAGCAAAAAGGAGTTTCACTTTATGGAATTAACCCTAGCAGCGATACTCTTAGCCAAAGAAGTCTTTCAGCTTTTAAATACAAAAGAGGGTAACAAATACTTAGACCGCTTAACGGAGCTTGAATTAACTTTATTAGATGAAGATGAAAAACCTCTAAATTCTCAAAACGATAAAAAAATTGTAAGAATAAAAAAAGAAATTGCCATCATTATGCGTGCAGCAATTCAAGAGGCGCAAAGTGCAAGAGCGTCTAAATGAAAAAAGACTCATGGGCATTCTCATTTTTTTGTTATCTATTCTTATTGGGCTCGCTATTTTTATTTTTCGTTAGTTGTAGCTCGATAGACCACGGGCCACTTATTGAGCAAGAAATGCGCTTTCGTATAGGGCACACGGGGTTAACACATACGGCCTGCAGAGAGTTTTTTGACGGCTCTTGCATGACGCAGGATTTAGTTGAGTATGATTTTCAGGACCCGAAAACCCTAGAGCGCTTAAGGGCTATCAGATTAATCTGCAAGGTGGGAGAAAGGCGTTTTCATATTTGCGATGATAAAATAGGGCTCTGCTCAAACTCCGAAGAAACAAAGGAATTTCTTGGTGTGGTGTATAGCACCAAAATAGTGACAGAAATCCTCTACATGCCTGAAGATTTGCAGGTACTTCTAGATGCGAAAACTTATTGCGCAGCGCAAGGCTCTATTTCTGAGAGAGGGATGTTTTGACGCTAGTGCTGCAGCTCCCTTGGGCTACGCTTAAATGGTGTGGCTCCCCGTGAAGTTACCATTCTTTCTTTCTGAAATTTTTAATTTACCCTTTACTAATTGCCATAAAGTAATAATCCCGAGGGTTCTTTAAGGGAGCCACACTTTTATCGTCCTAGACGTGGTGTAGCGAAGTTTTTTCTCATAGAATGAAGCTGTGGCTAATTCATCAAAAAAAGTTGTTGTACCCGTTCAATCCGTTTTCGGTAGAATTGGTGCGGTTGTTGCGCAGTCCGGAGATTACTCTACAAGTTTAGTCACAGAAGGCTCAAATCTTTATTACACACAAGCCCGTTTCGATACTGCTTTTTCTGCAAAAAATACTTCAAACTTAACTGAAGGCGGGAATCTTTATTACACTCAGGGGCGTTTTGATAGTGCTTTCGCTGCAAAGAGCACCTCGAATTTATCTGAAGGCTCTAATCTTTATTACACGCAAGCGCGCTTTGATACTGCACTTGCGGCGAAATCCACGTCAAATATTTCTGAAGGCTCAAATCTTTATTTTACAAATGCGCGTGCGATTTCTGCATTATCAGGAACGCTAGCAGGATATGCGCTATTAACTGGAGCTACTTTTTCAGGTGCTATTTCTGCTTCAAATCTTTCTGGTACAAATACAGGCGATCAACTTATAACTCTTACTGGTGACGTTACTGGAAGCGGTACGGGGACATTTGCTGCAACCTTATCAAACAGTGGCGTAACTGCTGGCGCTTACACTTCAGCAAATATAACTGTTGACGCTAAGGGCAGAATAACAGTTGCTGCTAATGGTAGTGGTGGTGGTGGTACGCCTGCGGGCTCTAGTGGTGACTTGCAGTTTAATAATGCCGGGGCTTTTGGCGGAGAAGCCACACTCGCATTATCTCGCGGCGGCCCTGCACTTCCAAACACTCAAACAACAATTGCCACAGTCGGCACTATAACCGCTCAAGCAGTCGCCTCTACATTTTTAGAATTTACTGGGGCCGCAACAAAAACCATTCAGGGCATGGTTGCTCCTGCGAGTGGAAATTATAGGGTTACATTAAGAAACCTTGGTGCTGGCGGTCTTATTATAGCAAATCAAAACGCTGGTGCGACGGCAGCAAATCGTTTCGAGTTAGAATCAGGTAAAGATTTAACTATCGTGAGTGGGGCTACATCAGAATTTATTTACAACACTACAAGTAGCCGTTGGAACGTAAAAGAAATTCGTAACCAAGTCGCAAACGATACAGGAAACAATTTATTTAGTATCAACGCTGGCGTTCTTACAAGCGGAGTTAGTAATATTCTTATTGGTCATAGGGCCGCAATAACCACTGGCCTCATTGGTGGAGGTTTCAATGTAATTATGGGATATGAGGCAGCGAAGAACACAACGGGTTTTCTAAGCAACAATGTTATCATTGGAAATAGCGCAGGAAGGGACATAACAAACACTTCCCCCGGTAATGGCTCCAATAACGTAATTATAGGTTCTACTGCTGCTCAACTCATTACAACTGGATATAGCTGTATTGCTATAGGAGATAATAGCAGCCCATCTATGACCACAGGCCGTGGAAATATTGGAATTGGGTCTGGTTCGAATAATAGTGTGACAACAGGCGGTTTTAATATCGGAATTGGGCTTAACAGCGGTGTAAATTATGGAACTGGGGTAGACAATATCTCAATTGGAACCTCTACAGGTTGTAACACGAGTAATGTAAGTGGAACATTAGTAATAGGCGCTTCGGCAAGAGTTCAGTCTTCAGACCAAGGTAACATTGCTGTTAGCGGAAATTTAGGGATTAGCGTTACAAATCCGCAATACAAATTAGATGTATCAGGGGATGTTAACGCTGGTGGTATTTTCAGAATTGGCGGATTGCCTTTCAATCCGTGGCTTATAAGCGGAAATTCTGGCACAAGTCCCGGAACGGATTTTCTAGGCACCACAGACTTCCAAGCAATGGTGATAAAAACATTTGCATTAGAGCGTGGACGAGTTACTGAAAACGGACTGTTCGGATTTCAAAAAACTGCACCTGATTCCAGTGTCCATGTTGGTTCATACACCGTCACACCAATTTTAATTACAAGCTGTAATGCTGTTATCGGTGCAATACTTGCGACAGGTGGGTATGCTTTTGCGTCTGGAAATAAAAATTATGAAGCGTATTCCAAGCAAACGATAAACGGAACAGATATTTTTGCAGCGACTCCGGCAACAACAACATTTACCGAACCGGCATCAACCGTCTATGACGTAATTGCTGGGACAGCAAACGAGCAAGTTGGAACCGGCTATGACCCTAACGTAGACACTCCTCCGGCTTATCAAATTTGGGCATTGTATGTAACTGACACCGCCCAAAGCATAACTCCACTTGCCCTGACCTTAAATGGAACAGGCGCCTGGATAGACTTCTCAAACAATCAAGATGTTTTAATTTCATGGACTCAACCAACTGGGTTAGCTCCCACTTCTTATTTCATCGTAAGAAACGCCACAGACTATAAAACAACCACAAGCTTATCTGTCTTAGATGATAATACAGCTTGGACTGTGGGAACTTCTCCCGGACTTCCAAACATTACTTATGACGTTTTCTTCTCATGCACATTCCCAACAGGGATATCTGCAACGAGAACACTTAATACTACAACGGGAACCTTTGTTGACTCTGCAACGCCATCATTTACGGATGACAGCACATGGGCCGCTGGTTCTACGGTTACTCCCACAAGCTACACGTATGACTCTTTGCACATAGACGGAAAGTCTTTATTCAGCGAAGAAGTAACGATTGCTGAGGCTAAGAACGTAAAGCTTGGAACTACAACTGGGACAATTATAGCGACGGATGTTAGCCAAAAGCTGGCATTTCATAATTCAACGCCTGTCGTTCAAAGGTCAGGGGCCGCTCAGGATGCTGTAGCCACTACGGCAGCGACAAATGTCGCTCCGTATGGGTTTACAACAGCAGCTCAAGCAGATGCAATGGTGACTCTTGTGAATGAAATAAGAGCCGCCTTGGTTGAAAAGGGAATTATAAAAGGTGGCGCATGATGAGGAGAATAAGTTAAAGCCGGGTTCGGTTACATTAAACTCACCCTACTTATTCACAATTAATAAGGATGGCACCGTTGTAATTGGCGACGCCGTTAAAGAAGATGTTAAGGTAGATTAACCAAATAAATCCTGTTAAGGATAATGAAGAGGAACAATAAAATGAATGAATTACAAATGGCATGGGAAAACATTAAAAAAGCGGTGGGCGAATTTAAGGGCACGGCAAAAGATCACATGGAATTAGGAAATAACCTAAACATGCTCGCTCAAGTTTTATTCCCCGTACCCGCCCAAAAACCTGCAGAAGCACTGCCGGCTCTCGCTGCAGTGCAAGAAGCTCCTAAAGAAGTTTAAGGTTAAGCTTGAAGGTATAAATGCAAAACTTAGCCGCCGGTCAAATTATCCCGCTTATCATGCAGCTTACTGATGGGAATACCGGAAAATTTGTCAAAGCCGTAGTTAAAGATAACTTGGGCACCCCGATTTCGGGAAGTCCTTTTACTCTTACTCATGATGTCTCTGGAAAGTATAAGAATTTCACGGGCTCGATGCCCAGTGTAGATTTAATCGAAGCCCAGTATACGGCTTACGACGACGCCGGGTTTACTATCCCAAGCGGCTACGACATGGTGACAGAAAGCTTTACGCTTTTGATTTTAAAAACCCCCGACGGGACCTCAAGTGAAATTCAAGGTGTGGTCGATGACGATAGTTTGACTGGAATTGTGTGCGAGTGCGAATAAGAAGGAAAAAATTAAAATGAATGATTTTATACAAATTGTAAAAGGCGAAGACAAAGTTATTAAAATCAGTTTAGTAAATTCCGACGGCTCGCCTTTTGATCTTGCAGGCTACACAGCCATCACTGGCTCTTTTCAAAATGCTGATAAAACGGTACTTGTGAAAACGGCTACCGTCATTTCTAGCGATGCAGGAAAAATTCAGCTTTCTTTAAGCGATACCGAAACAGCACTTTTGAAAGAAGCTAATCGCCAAGCTTTCTACGTGACTGTGGATAAAGGTGCTGCACGCACAGTAGTTATCAAAGGTTTTGAGACCGCTATCAGTGTTGTGGCTAAGCCTTTTTAATTTTCTTTTTAGCGTTTACTTTCTCAATAGTTTTTTTAGCGGCATCGAGTTTCTTTTTCGATTTCGATTTCCCACCTTTTCGCCCCATGTCTGAAAAGTATTTCTTTAATTCTTTTGGTGTGGTCATTTCTTTTTCTCCCTAAGCTGTCTTTCTAATTCCCAAAGTTTTGAACTTGTTTTTAATTCTAATTGTTTAATCAATCTCATGCTGTTTTTAGAAATACGCGAAAACACATGAGTGGAAAAAGAGTTGACACCCCTAGCTGTAAAGGACATTGACACTAAAAAGCCGCTACAATGGGGGTCTAAAGGGGACTATTTAAATGGAACAACAAAATAAAAAACCGTGGCTCTCGAAAACGATATGGCTAAACATCTTAGGGCTTGTGGGGCAATTCATTCCCGGCGTAAGCGCTTGCACTGCAGCACACCCTGAAATGATTTTATCCTTTTTCACAATTGCTAACATCGTTTTGAGATCGCTGACAAAAGACAAACTCTCGATTGGTGATTAAATAGCTTTAAAGCTATATTAAAATTAAGGTCTAGACAGGGGCATTACTCGCCGTGATGCTTCTGTCGTGGCCCCCTTAAAGATTGTAGGGGTGAAAATGCGGCAATGTATGATGAAGATGCACCAAAGATAAAACCCGAAAGACATTACAAAAAATATTTTATTTATTCTCTGCGGACCGATGGCACTCAAGGCTTGTATCTAGGCAACGTCTACGCATACTCGGCGAGAGAAGCACTAGAAGAGGCCCAATACGCTTTTAAAAAAGCCTTCCCGCATGGTGTGGTAGTAGTTGACGGGGATATGAATTAAAAAACGCAAGAAGCTTTATCTAATTCAGAAGCCAAGCCTTTAAACATTTGTCTACACTCGGTAGATATTTGAGCTTCAAGTCGCAAAATTGGTCCGAAGTGGGATTTCAACACTCGTGTAACTATCATGGAATACTGGGCGGCAAATGCCGGGCAAGACTTGGAGAGCTTTTGAAATTTCAATCCGTCGCCGGCTCCAAAATTTACGTTATCGTAAGGCTTGCACGATGCGCCTTCTTTGAAAGTCTCAAGGTAACAAGGTGCGCCGTCTTTGACGTAGAAGTCAAAAAGCCGTTTAAGCTCTTTATCTGCGTTTACGGAATTAAAAGAAGTCTGCATGAGCCCCGCCTCGGCGGTGTCACTGGAAGTGTTACCCGCACTCTTATCCCTACCCGTACAGTAGCTACCGCTCGACTCACGCATCGCTAAGCCCGTGCCGAGGGTAAATGTCTCAATGAAAATATCTTTTGGTGTAGCGGGTTTTAGGCCGTAATACTTCAGAGCGTCGTCAGTTTGACTCCCCAAAGGCTTCGAGAGCTTGAGAGTGGTGGGGGAAGTGGGTGCGCAATAACTCAGCGCAAAAGTCTTAGCCATACCTTTGATAAAACCGAGTGGGGCAAGTCCCCTATTTTTCCACTGTACCTTTGCACAGCTAGAAGTAGCCGCGAAAGTTTCAAGATTAAAAGATGTAACTGACGATGAAGAATTAGAAGACATCGACGAGCTGCTACTCCCACCAATGGGTGGGCTTGGGATTTTTTTAGTGAAGGAATAAGCAGCGAGAGTAATCAGGGTGGCAAGGAGTAGATATTTTTTATTTAGCATTTAATGGATTAGAGTCTCGAAAATAGTTTCTGGCAATTGGATAGCCTCGTTTGAGTTTAAAAAATCGTTAAATGGCGCGATGGGTCCGGCCATCATTTCGTCTACCCAAAGGCCATTCGGGCTTCTGATATTGCAATAAATTTCTTTTTCTGTGATGTTGTTTACAAAAAGTACCTCGCCGCTATTGCAGCGAAACACCGAGCCTATTCCGATTTTATACTTTTTCATTTATCCCCCATACGTTCTCTGAGCCAAGCATAGAAAACTACAGCATCTTCTTCGCTAGAGCTTTCACGATCTTCTATTAATGAAAAGTATTTTTCATGAAACTCATCGAAACTCGGCCATTTACAACCATGATTTACAACCTCGGATTTATTTACAACTTCATTTACAACCCATGAATTAAGTCGCTTAAATTCTTGGAGACACTCGTTCCAAGCCCTATTTCCAACATCTAATTCTCTAGTTGCATTAAGTATCACTATCTTTTTTTTGGGAAGCACCACAGCCTTGCTCGCGGCCTGATGCTCTCGCTCTTTCATGTTCGGATTAAAGAGATGTATTAGATATAATATCCTATCGACCTGTTTTTGTTTTAATTGGTTTATGTCCTGTCGATTCCCTATATTCGCCAGCATATCGACTATGGCCCACACTTCTATTTCAATATAACATTTTGTACATATAAAATTCACTGAGGGGTCGCATACCGCGCACTCTGGCGTGCGTGGCGAATTATTTGTGTCGTCGGTCACGAGTCACCCTCTGTCATAACAAATTTTCCGCAATACCTATCAGTTTGAAGCATTAGGGTAACCAAGCCAGCTTGTGGTTTTGAAACAAAATAAACATGATCTAAATTAACGTAAACCAATCCCTTAGCAGGCACCATTTCATTTGCTTGTTTGTCGAAATACCAGCTCTCAAACAAAACCCAAATCTGCTTCGATGGTATATTCGTAAAGTCATCATAGTAACAGTGCATATTTTTTCATCCCTCTCGTGGCGCTGTCAGGCGGTCTCGAATCTCATCAATGCAAGCATTAAAGCCCTCATTGTAACAGCCATCGGGCGACAAGCTATTAGTAGTGTAATCATTGTATCCTTCTTTTCTCTCAGGTAGCCGAGACAGCACAGACTGCGCGCCTGCGGAAAATGCCGCTTTCCCTAGCTCTTTATAAGAATCAAAATTGCCGCCATAATTAGAGTAATTATTCCAAAATTCTTCAAAGTCTGCGTCGTTCATACTTTTGCTAAATGCCCCCACTGAGTTAATAGCTCTCTGACAGCGTCCTTTGGTGTGGCTAGCTCAGTATTTACCACAGCGTGAAACATCATTTTTCGCTCATAATCATCGAGCCCCGTTTCACTAGGATGCGATGTATCTTCACGCCAATAAGTGCAGCGAGCTTTTCTGACACTCGCAGGTGCAGTTAAACGTATCATGTGAGCGTCAGCGTGAAAGGCGTTAAACTCATTTTCGAAACGACAGTCATCTATGATTACAAATTTAGTTGGGCTTTCTTTTAAATACTTATCAACTCGTTTCTTTAAAGTATTAACCCACACATTTTCACCTAATTTATTTCTACCGAATTCAGTACCCAACACTTGTAAAAGCTCGCCGTCTTTCGTCATACCATAGGGCCTAAGCCCGTAGAGCTTAAGCACCGGGAGACACCTATCATGCAGCTCATAGAGCGGCTCGGCGAATTTCATTATTTTAGAATTTTCTAAGCCCGTATAAGCTTGAAGCCATTTCGCGTAAGTAGATTTTCCACTTCCCTGACAGCCTGATAAAACAAAAATTTGTTTTTTCATTTTACTTTTCGCCCTTTATTGAAATTACTTTCACTATTTAAAACTGTAATAGCCCCCAAAATAAAACTAGCGAGCTGAATGTGGTACAGCTCTTCTTTGACTTCATCAGGTACTAGACCGCCGTCAACCAAAACGCTGTCAAAATCTTTAATTAAAAGATCAAAGCGCTCGACGCCTAAAACTTTCGTAGCACTTAAAACTAATGGTGTGGGTAAATCTCTCATATAATTATCCCTCATGCTCTAATAAAACATACGGGAAATACTTTTGCTTATAGCGGCTTAGTAATTCGTAAGTCATTGTCTTCATCGAGTCCCATTGCATAGGATATACCGTCTGACACCCGATGCTTGATGTGGTGTTAGTGCCGCCTTTATGGATATTGATACCGAAAAATCCCGTATCCTCGTAGTTCGGCGTGCCATCTCTGACCACAGTAACTTCTTTGTACTGTATGAAAGCCTGATAGCCCCGATGGATACCTTTTTGATAAAACCACATGCCTTCTTTTAAATGGGCCATACCTTTACACTCGCCCGTGCCTTTGCCTTTTTTAATCCTAACAGGGTCAGTGTTAAAATTAAAAGCCACAAAAGCGGTGGGGCTAACAACAAAAAGAGCGTCATCATAAATACCTATTTGGTTTTTAGTAGAGCCAAAAGTATTTAAAAAATATCCCCTTACTCCCACCAAGTAGACGCTGAAAAGTTTTAGCTTATCCCGATTTTCTTGGCCTAAAATTTCTTCGAGCCACTCACGAGTTTGAAGTGGTTTATTGTCTGGAATTATTTTTGTCATTATACCCCTGCATCTTCCATTAAGTCGTCTAGATCATTGCTTTCGAAATTTTCATCGCGTTCGCCCTCTAGTACATCGTCTTCGAAATCCACAACTTCAGCGGTTTTTAACACCTCGTTATTTGTAATTTCCGAGCAGCTGCACGAAGGACACACAAGTAATTTCTCAGCGTCGATAGAAAAGTGATTACAGTGCGCGCATACATGTTCCAAAATACTCATAAATTTATATTATTCCGTTTCATCTTTTTTGGTACTCGGCTCAGCTAGAAAATTAATAAGTCTAGAGCGAAGAGATTCATCGCTCTCAATGACACCTTTGATTTTGGCTCTATTTACTATAAGGCCATGAGCTAAGCCATCGAGGTGTACGCCTTCAGCCGTTTCAGGATATGCCCTATAGTCAAAATCAAATTCCCCACCACTTGCGGTAGTTCTGTAGGATTTAAAGTTTTCTTTTTGGTATCTGTGAAGTCTTTCCGTTGCAATATTTGTTTTCATTTTTATTTTTATCCCACCATTGCTGAAAGCTTAAGTATCTTATGGATTTCGCTAGCACAGTTACATGCGGCATTAACCGTTTCGGGGTTTATTTCTTTTGCGACTACTTTTTTCATAAGCCCTAATAATTGCAAGCTCACAGACATTGGCAAGTTCTCGAATGTCTCCTGATTTTCTTGCAGCGTTAACGGCTTTTCTGAGGCCAAAAGTTGATTGTCGTCTTCTCCATTTTCGGGCATATAAAACTCTCTCTTTCCAATTTAATTTTTGCCATTCTCGGCTTTTGTTTCGGATCTTTTGTTTCGTTTTCTCGGGTAATTCCGAATAAGGTTTTCGGTATTTTAAAGAACGCTCTCGTTGCCAATTGGGATTTTCTTTCATTTTCCGTTCTTTGAATTTCCGCCAATTCTTCGAACGGTTCTTCAAAGCAATGGGCGATACTTTTATTTTCAGGTGGTAATATTCCCGAGCTTTCTTGTTCACCTCCTCCTTGTTCGCTCGTAAGTATGCCTTCATGTATAGCGATCTTTTTAAGGAGCTTTTTCGAAAGGGTAATTTGCTGACTGATTCGAGACTCAGTAACTCCAGAGAATCTAGATATTTCAAGAAGAGTCCACTCGTAACTTTCATGTAATAATACCATTTGAATTAGCTTCGGCTTCTTAAGATGTGACACAAGTCGAATAAAAGTAAATAAGTCTTCTCTATATCTATCCGTGCTCTCATTAATTGGTCCGAGTCCGTCGTCATAAACAAAATTGGTGTCGGGCATCCAGACATTCGGCTGTGAAGGCTCATTAACTCCATCTCTGTAACGGTAAGTTCCGCTGCGACGTTTTCTAGCAGCGTCAATAATGGCAAAACGGTTACTTTGTCTAATGCCTCGCCCTTCCAAAAACGAAATAATAGCCTCTTGAGCAACATCTTCTCCTGCTTGCTTACCAAAGACTCTGGAAGATAATCGCTTAAGTTGTTCATATTTTTTAAGAATTGTTTTTTCATCCGTACTCATCCCTTTTTATACCGGGTCCCGACCCACCCACTAGCTTTAAGCGGTAAACCTTTAGCCCATGCGGGGAGTTTACAAAGCAAATCTATATACTCTTGCAAGCTTCCACGGCCTATTTCTTTCTCCGAAATTAATTCGTCGTGGACGGATAGCAAAATCTTATAACCTGCTTTTTCAATTTCTAAAGAGGCATACATCATAATGTCGCGAGAGATAGCCTGAGTACAATTTTCGAAAAGCAGTCCACGATTCGCCTTTACTTCCCACCAACTTTTAGTGAGAGGGTCTACCGCCATATGGTGAAGCGCAGCTCGTTTTTCGCCCCAAGGTGTTGCAACAAATTTAATAACCGGCTTGTAATAAGCAATACGACGTTTCGAGGGAAGCTCGGCATAAAGAAATTCGCCTTCCATAAACCATTTAACTTTTCCGGCTGAATAGCTTTTAAGCCCGATGCTTTTTACCGCCGCGATAGCCGCCCGCTCGGTGTCATTCCACACCTGTACTATGGGTGAATGAACGTCGCGATAAATCTTTACGGCTAAGTCAGCGAGCTTTTCGTCGATAACAATTCCTGCGTTGTTACACGTCAGGTGAAATTTTGTGGGACCCATTCCGTACTGGCAACCCAAAATTGCGGTTTTACCTAATTGTCTCTCGGCTTCCGTTACGTCTTCTATCTTTTTCCGGTAAATCTTCGCCGCCATTTCTTTATAAAGATCATGACCAAGAGCGAAGGCTTCTATTCCCTTGGTGTGGTCGGCAAGCCAAAAAGCCATTCGAGCCTCGATAGCATTGTAATCAGCAACGAAAAGCTCTTTACCCTCGCTAGATATAATACAAGAGCGCAGCACACTTGATAATGCGGCCATTGAATCCCCGTAATACATGCTAAGTAACTCAAGGTCTTTTTGTTTTACAATTTCTGAAGCCGCATCCGTGTCTTTTATCTTCGGCCTAGGTAAATTCTGAATTTGTGCCCCTCTACCGGAAGCTCTTCCCGTCGAGGCTCCGTGGTACATCAAATTATCCCGGCAATAGCCGTCACTGCGAGAGCGATATTCAAAAGCGGCGAATTTGGCGGTGCTAGTCTTTGAAGCGCTTTGTCTTAGTTTTAAAATCTGAAGAGCTTCAGGGTCGCAATCTTTCTGAGAAACTAAAAAATCACTTATAGTTTTAGCCTGTAAGTTTTCTAACATCACACCTCGGCTTCGCAGCCATTCGAGCGTTTTATCTCTTTGCGTGGTGCTAGTGATTTCACCATTTGAATAATACTGTGTGCGGCTTTGAATGTTTTTATATTCTATTTCTATCAATTCAAGAGCTGCTAACACCAAGTCGCGGTCAACTTTAAATCCTCGGGTATTAATTTCTTGGTCTAATATCCAAACTTTTCTTTCATCTTCTGAGAGTGGTGGGATAGAAAGGAATAACTCGACTTCAGCGGCTATGTCGGCTTCACAGTATTCAATTATCCTTTTTAGGTCGCTTAGTTTGTTGTGCCACTTGTTTTTATTATTTAAAGTCTCTCGCCTTGGCTTGGTGTACTTCATTATAAGGCGTCTACCTTCTGCATCTTTTTTTACAGATAAGTTTAGCGCCTCGCACGCACCTTCTAGAGAGCGAGGGAGTGCAAGCGCAGCGGCGAAAGACGCAGTACATGCCCACCGATGGTGCGGCACCTTCGGGATTTTATGCTTAGGTAGCACTCGGGGAAGCACATGCTCCACAAAACTATTTTCGAAAATGGCATTATGTGCCACACATAAAACGCTTTCATCGCCGAGAGCATCTAAAAAGCTTTCAATGGGCCCCCCTAAAATGGGAGACCATGAATAGGTTTTTGTGTCTCTCAGCTCTTGACGGGAGCCAAGGCGCCAAGAGACACAAAATATTTTCGTGGTCAGGTGACGTGCGTATTCTACTGCACCCGCTCGCTTTAAGTCACATTCAGAGCGTGATTCAAAATCGAGGAGTAGAATTTTCTGGGTCATATTTCAAATTCTTTTGTTTCTTCAGTAGTAACCCAAGAACTATGCTCTATATTGGCATCATCTTCTAAAAAGTTTTTACGCTCAATAGTTACCCACTGTGGTGAAAAGATAGGGCCAAGAGTTTCTAATTCGTATTTCTTATATACTAAATAAAAAGTAGTCATAAAAACTTACATCAGCCCGTCTAAATCTGAAGACTCGTAGTTATTGGCGTCATCGCTATCATCCGCAAAAGATTCAAAATCTTTGTCGGCTGATTTTTTTCCGCTAAATTGCTCACCGTCTTTTAACTTCTGAATGTTATCTAGATAAAAGCAAACGCCTTTATTTCCCGCTTTGTCATAGGTGCCGACTCGAACAGTGGCACGAGCAAAACACCCTGCGTAGAAAGTGCCATCCTCTATAATTGGCTGAAGGTCTTTATCAACTAGGCCGGGTTTTTGTTTAGAACTCGCCGAAATGTATGTGGTGTTTTTATAGCCCACCATGTCTGACTTCTCGTCACCGTCTTTAAAAGGGAGGCGTAAATTCTTCGGCCACTTATCTTTTGGGCCAAAAGTTTCTATAGCGGCAGCGAACACGGCTTTTTCAAGTGGTGTGATATCTATATCTTTGTGGAAGAGCATAGTGATGCTGTACTTTGCAGGGTCACCGGGATTCATACCCGGCTGGGGTTTAAAGACGTGTGGGAATGATACCCGAAAAGACGGTGTAACTATATTTTTTTTAATTTTATTTGAGGCCATACTTATTTTTTCCTTTTCTTTTTAATTCTTTTGAAGTCTCTAGAGCAATTTCTAAAGCCTCAATTCTATTAATCCTAAAATCATTTGCAGCACTTGAACTGCTTTCGCGTCTTGAGTCTGAATCCCTGACCATAGTCACACCACTTGAGATATTAGTAACACGGGGTGCGACCCAGTTTTTACCCGCAAGCTTTTCAAGCTTTGCCGGTGATAAAAGCGCAGGCTCGCTAAAAGCTAGAGGCCCAAAAGTCCTGCGAGCAATTTCGCAGGTTTTTTCAGGGTCTATCCAATGACGGGTGCTACGCTTATCAACGAGTTTATATCCGGGGACTTCTTGGCCACTTTGAAGAGCATCAAATGCGGCACGCCTGACAGACTCGCACCACACTTCCAATTTCTCTACCGCTGGCATGACAGTAGCTAAGAAACTAAGGGGTGTATTTTCTTTTAGTTGTGGCAAGGCCAACACGGATTTATCGGGGGCGAAATCTATTTGCGCTTGTGAGAGAGCTTTGTCAGAAATCTCAGGGCAAATTGTTTTAGCTGGGCAGAAACGACACCACTCGCCTGCGCAATAGGGCGCGTTTTTTTGCTCAGCTCTTGCGACACCTTCTTGGAATTTCTTTTTCCAAGATAAAAGAGTGTCGGTATCAATTGTCCATTCTCTAACTGGCCCGTTTTTGTGTTCCGCGCGAGGCTGATAGATAACGAGTTTAATTTCTGCAAAATTGTAATCATATTTATGCGCTAATCCTAAAGCGTAAAAAAGCGCTTGCGGATTCTCCTCTACTTCTACCGGCAGACCCGCACCATGCTTGTAATCAAAAACTGTTAGTGTCCCAAAAAGTTCGACGATTGCCACATCTACCGTGCCGAAAGTTTCAGGATATACAAAACTAAGATCAACTTTTTGCTCAACCAAAAATTCTAATTCCGTATTCATAGGCAAAAGATCGAAAACATATTTTGCCGCTTCGGTTACATGCTCTAGAGTCTCCTTGGAATACATTAACTCTAATTCTTCTATTGGGGATTTATGCAAAAGTATATCCTCTAGAGCCTCGTGAGCTAGTGTGCCTTCGAGTGCGTAGCTACTCTCTACCTGCTTTGGCGCTCTAAGACTAAGAGCCACAGAGCCAGGGCAACATAGCCAGCGCTTAGCACCACTCGCTGAGTACTTCGCGTGTTTTTTTGGTGTTGTTTGCATCACTTATCTCTTCGAAAGATTTTTCCCATTTTGGATTACCGCTCCTCCGGGCTTTATGTCCGAGGCAATCATCTCCATTTCTGGAAGCGTGGGCACCTCAATCCATTCCTCTGTTGAGCTGTGGCATTTCATCCATATGGTGCCATCATCGGCGAGAGCGAACACCACGACGCGACCATTAGTTTCTTTAGCACTTGTGATTTGTACAATTTTTCTTTTCATTAGCAAATCTCAACCATAAATTTAGGATAATCTTTTTCTTTTAATTCCCTGACCCCTTTAGCCCCGAATTTCTTTAAGCACTTAAGAGCTTTGTCTTTTCCATTTATTTTTACATAGGCTTGAAGCGCTTTAAGGATTTGTGCCTCCGTGATTTTTTCTTCTTTCTTCTTAGGGGCCGTTTTTACAGCGGGCTTTTCGTCTTGCGCGTCGTCAAGGAAATCCGCTTCTGGCACTTCCTCACTCATTTCTGTTGTAGCGGCGTCGAGGTCAAAAGTCTCTTCCTCTTTTTTAGCCGTTTTCTTTGGTGCGGCTTTGATGTGTCCATTTTCTAGAGGCGCATCAATGTCGCTCATGTGAAGAATGGCTAGAAGCTTTGTTGCCTCTTGTACTTGGATTTTATTGTTTAGGTCTATGGTTAATTGCATTATATTTTTCTCCTTTTTATATATGCTTTGTGATTTCTTTTTTCTTTAAAATTGTCTCAAGCACTGCGCGGTCAAGACTATTTTTAAAAACTAAATGAGTAATGAGGACATTTTGTTTTTGCCCGATGCGGTGGGCGCGATCACTTGCCTGCTCGTTATCTGAAGGTACCCACGAGCTTTCGACGAAAAGTACGCGACTAGCTGCGGTCATATCAAAGCCCGTACCCATGGCTTGAATATTTCCGATAATGACACGAGTTTTTCTTGCTTGAAAATTCTGCACCCGTGCTAGTCTTTCATTCATGGGTGTTTCTCCCACCACAATGACAGGTTTATAGTCTGCAAGAGCTTTAGCAAGACCTGCGATAACTTCTTTGTGGATAGCAAAAATAATAAAAGAGTCTTCATTTTCTTCAAGCAAATACTTTATGTGCTCTAGAGCGGGTTTAAGCTTTAAGATGCCTAATTCCTTTCTGTAGGTAGAAATAGAAAGCTCATTATCTTCTTGGCCCTTAACCTTCAAAGAAATCACAGAACGAGTAAGGTCTTTGGGGCTACACGCCGCCAAAATCTTTTTATCCATAAGTGCAATTTTGGCGGGCACATTCTCACCAATAAAAACTAGCTCTTCTGTTTTTTCTGGAAGCTCTTTTAAATAATCCTCTTTGCGCATACGAAGCATAAATCGGTCTTTGACTTTAAGGGCAAGTTCTTGAGAATTACTCGAGCCCGAATAATCCCACCCCCAGGTACCCTCAAAGCCCGCACAATATTTTATTCCGTACTGATGCTTATTTTTAAAATCTATACACTCCGGTGCCACATAATGAAGCATCGCGAATAATTCCATGTTTCTACTCGGAAGGGGTGTGCCGCTCATGGGGTAGACACGAGTAAAGAGCGGCATAATTTTTTTGTAAAAAGCTTTCGAGCGCAAAGCCATATCATTCTTGATTCGCTGGGCTTCATCGTAAAACACCACGCGCTCGGGATTAAGCCTAACGTGGTTTTTAATCACCTCAAGTGTTTCTTCTTTGCACGTCATAGAGTCAGGGATAATGAGTATGTCGCTACCTAAATTTTTCATCGTAGAAATCGGCTGATGAGTTAGCACCCACCTCTCTAATTTTGCTCTCGCGTCCATAACTAAATGAGGTGGGCAAATATAAAGAAATTTCGGGGGAAACTCCGAAGGCTTTTTTTCTTTGCAAAGACTATTGATTATAAGAGCAGCTACTATGGTTTTTCCCATGCCGGCAGAAAGCGATATGTAGCCTTTGTTTCTAGAAAGCGCCCACTTCGCCGCAGTTAATTGATACGGGTAAGGGGTATTAGTTTTTTCGTCGAAATGGATTGCGCCACACCAAGGGGAGATTTTAATTTCTTTCTCAGCTAATTTATTTTTTGCAGAGGTGTCGAAATACTCCCGGAGTTTGAGCGCAATCCATTCCTGAGAAGTACACCATACTTTGTCGGGAAAATCCCAAGTGAAGCCTATTCTTTTTACGCTGTCTTTTTCTGCAAAACTACATTTGCAAACGAAGCGATTATTTTCATAGCTAACAACCATAACGCTTCCGACATCCTTTCGAGAGTTTCATGCTTTTGAAACGTGTTACCCGTCACTTCGGTATTGTGTCGAGGTGTCATAAAATCTTTAATGATTTTCTTTTGTGCGTACCGTCAAGTTACACGCCTATGTTAGCGTTTTAAAAAAATTATGACACTTTACGAATACATAAAAAAAGAAGGCGCAATGTCGCTTGCCATGAAACTCAATTGTACACCACACGCGATAAGAAGTTGGGCTCGGGGTGAAAGATTGCCCAGTGTGGAGCGAATTTTAGAGATTGAAAGACTTTCAAAGGGAAAGGTGAAAGCCCTCCGCCTGTTGAAGATGAAACGAAAGGTTTAACGAAAATGCTACAGTCCCAAGACAAAGAAATAATTAACGCTGCAAAGAAATACCACACCAAGATGTCCCTTCATTGGATACGCCCAAAATCCAAAGCGCCTTTTGAGAACAATTGGTCGAAGCTTCCAAGAGCTAACTGGGAAAAGCTAAAGAGCACCTTCAAGCCTGGCATGAATTTGGGAGTGCGCCTTGGGAGCGCTACGCCTTTGGGGAAGGACAAATTTTTAGCTGTAATTGATTGCGACGTAAAGGGCGGGGACAGGATAGACCGGGAAGAAATGCTGTCAACTTTGAAAAAGCTACTGCCTGAATTTAGCTTTAGCACCGCGTTACAGGTGCTTAGTGGGAGAGGCAATGGGTCAATGCACATCTACTGCGCCACAATTGGGGCTCAAAATCAGCGCAGGCTTGCGCAAGCACCGCGTCAAGTTAAAGTTTTGATGCCAAGCTCGGGAGCGCCCACACCAAACGATAGGAAGCATTTAAACGATGCGGAGTTAAAGGCGGGCTACAGGATGCGTGCCGCTTGGGAAATAAGCTTACTAGGCGAGGGCCAACAAACGGTTTTGCCTCCAAGCGCCCATGCCGATACGGGAGCGATTTATAAATGGCGAAAAGAATTCGAGCCCTCGAAGCTTGGAGACCTACCAGTGCTTGATGTTTCAAAATTGGTGGGAGTCAAAAAAGAGAAGTCTCACCTTAACGGCTCTGCGGCACTCAGTGATTTTAAATTTGTCGATGTGGATTTAGTCGGCTCGCAAGTTTCTGCGCGTATGGTGGGGCTTATCATAAGCGGAGAAGGCTGCGAGGGAGATAAGAGCGCATCGCTTTTTGGTGCTTGCTTAGCCATGAGCCAAGCTGGTCTTAGCGAGATTGAAATTCTCTCGGTGCTAACCGACACGGATAATTATTTAGGCGAAGTGGGCTTTCGCCACACCAAAAGCGAAAATCGGCAAAGAGCCGCTACATGGATAAAAAAGTATTGCCTTGATAAAGCGGTGAGTGAGAAAGATGCAGCTAGAGATTTTGAAGTATCCCACGGTGAAGATATTGGCGAGAGCGGGGTGCCAACACCAAGCTTTTCGGATGAGGCGGCTAGGGAGCAAGAAGGCGAGATAAAAAGTTTAGCCCATTGGCAAAGTCAGATAGAGCGTTCCGACCCGCGCTACGGCAATAAACCAAAAAATACTTTAAAGAACGTGCAGCTTATTCTGCGGAAAGCTATAGGCGAAAAGATTTTTGTGCGCAATGAGTTTACTTGCGCTCGCACGTTTGGTTCGGATTTTGATTTACTTGGGGTGAGTATAGCAAACGGCAAACAAGTAACCGACTCTTTAGTCTCTCGTATAAAACTATGGATGGCTACGTTTTATGAACTAGAGCCGAGCACTGACCGAATTGAGGATGCGATTAAAGTAATCTCAGACACTAATAAATTTCATCCTGTACGAGATTATTTAGACACACTTGAATGGGATGGGGTGCCCAGGCTTGATAACTGGCTTTTTAATTACACCAAGGCGGTAGGCCCGAAGGAGTATGTGCAAGCTGTAGGGCGAAAAGTGCTAACAGCTATGGTCGCTCGGATTTACAAGCCGGCGATAAAGTTTGACTACGTCTTAATTCTTCAAGGGCCCCAAGGTATGAGAAAATCAACGTGCATAGAAACTCTCGCCACGACACCGTGGTTTACTGACTCCAAAATTGACGTGAATGACAAAGATTCAGTAATGAAAATTGCGGGCAAGTGGGCGGTAGAGTTAAGCGAGCTTGCTGGCTTAAACAAAGCTGACCTTGAAAAAGTAAAAAGTTTCATTTCCACAAAAGAAGACAGAATACGACAGGCCTATGGTAAGCATGTCGAGGATTTCCCCCGTCAAAGTATTTTTATCGGCTCGACTAATGAGCATGAATACCTGAGAGACTCTTCGGGCAATAGGAGGTTTTGGCCAGTAAGTGTTGGGGCGTGTGACATCGAAGCGCTAGAGCAAGCCAGAGATCAATTACTTGCCGAGGCGAAAACATGCTTTGAGCTTGGCGAGCCATTATGGCTTGAAGACAAAGCCGTAGAGCAAATGGCTATCGAAGAACAAGAGCAAAGAATGCAAATGGACCCTTGGCAAGAAAAAATCGAAGAGTGGATGAGCAAAAAAGAAAATGAAAAAGATGCGTACACTACTAACGAATTTTTCGATACTGCCGGCCCGATAGGCGGAGAAAAAGCAGACATGCAAAACGCAAAAAGACTAAGCGCGGTTTTACGCAAAATGGGCTTCAAAAACGTGCGAAAGCGTGAAGGCCAAAAACAGGCTAGATTTTGGTCAAAAACAACACCAGAAAACAGCGCGGAGGTGTGACGCCTTGTGACGCCTCTGTGACGCCTGTTTTCGTCAGAGGCGTCACACGAATAGCTACACCAATACATATACTTAGGCATTAAAAACAGGGGTGTGACGCCTGTGACGCCTATCTATATACATTTATCCTTTCACACAGGACATAAGACGCACCCCTGTCAGTAAAGTGTGTGTGCGTCCATACTCCCTACAAACTGCTGTCTCACCCCCCTCGGAGGCGTCACAGAAATGGCCATTTGGGGTTTTAATGGCATCTGAGCAAAAAAGCCATTTTTGCCTTTTCCCTAAAAAGCCAAAAAACCAAAAAAGCGGAAAAAGGTGTCAGTAACTTTCGGGCTGAAAAACGACTTTTTCAAAAGGGCTGAAAAACACCCGCTTTTGGTGTTTTTTGTGGCCATCCCAAAAAGTGTGTTTTAGACCTTTTTTGAGGTAAAAAATATGAAAGCCGAAAAGAGTAAAATTGAAGAGTATTTTGATCTGGCTAAAGTAGGATTTTTCCATGAGGATAAGGGCGGTAGTGCTTTTGTTAACCCTCGGAATTATGTAAAAGCTAATAGATTTCTTCTTCAGCTCGATGCGCTAAATGGAAGCACCGCTAAAATAGCTAATGCGCTATGCTCTCTGGTAGCCTTATTAGAGGATGAGCAAGAAACAAAAAGCAAAAAAACAAAAACCGCAGCGAATAGACGGGCTAGGCCCTGATGACATTAAAAAAATCAGAGCAGCAATCAGACAAGTATGGTCTTGGTCGCATCCTAGGAGGCTTGTCATTAAGAGATGTATTCTCAAAAATGGATTCTCTAAGTGCGAGGGTTGCGGCGCTAAGTGCGCAAAAGTACATGTTGACCACATCCACAAAGTTGGTGCAGTTGATGGAGGTTTTATTGAGAGGCTATTCACATCATCTAAAAACCTCCAAGGCTTATGCCATTCGTGTCACAACGCTAAGACTAAGAGCGAGAGGCAAGCCGAGCGCCTTGGGATTTCAGACTTGTTTTGACCGCTTAAACCGTTTAGACCAAAACGTAGAGGGAAATAAATTATGCAATATGTAAATCAATTCATCGGAGGTCTTTTGTGGGTATCAGGGGCTATCGTAGCTTCTACAATTTTCGAAAAAGTTTTGGGCTGGGCTGTTTTAGTGAAATGAAAATCTTCTTAAAAGAGTTTAGTATTTTCGTTTTGTACCTTTTATTCATGTTGGTTTTTATTATTGGGGGTACAATTTTTTCACTTTGGTTTGATCCCCACTTAAAAGGTTAATATGAATAACTGGAAAAATAACTTTACAAAGAAAAAGCCTAAGCTGCCGCCGGGTTATTATTGGTCGGAGAAATTTCAGACGTATTTAAACAAAGAGGGCGAGGCACTGCTTGAGAAAAAACTATCTGAAGGTAAAATAGAACAGAATGAACAGAAGATTTTACCAGAATGAGCCACGTATTTTCGATTGGAAGTACGGGGACTGTCTAGTTATCAAAGACTTCTTTCGTGTATACTCATACCTTCAAAAAACTGACAAGGGTATATGGTGTCGTCCGGTCAATGACTCAAGCCCCAAGAACACCCTACATGTTGCTTTTAAAGACATAGTTAAAATTTTAACTAAAGAGGACTTACTTCTAGCCAACCTATAACCGATAATGGTCGTATGGCTTCTCAAATTAAAGTCTCTTTTGATCTCTCAAAACTTCAAGTATTTTTAACTAGCTTAAATGAAAAAGCTGTTAAGCAGGCAGTAAGGAAATCCATTCAAAAAACATTCTCTGGGATTAAGGTCGATGTTGTGAAAGAGATAAATAAGGGAAAGTTCTATGATAAAAAGCGTCTACCGACGGCGAAGGTTAAGGATAAGTATTTCAGAGAGACAAAGAATTTATCTTCTACTGCGGAGTTAACCGATATGTATGCCGCCTTCGAGGTGTCATCCAAGAAACTCGATCTCATAGTCTTCTTCGCTAAGCGCATTCAAACAGCTATAACAAAGGTCAATAGCAAGCCAATGTATGGTGTGAGTGTTAGCACGCTAGGTAATAGGCGTACACCCAAGGGCGCTTTCATAGGTAACATAGGCAAACCCAATGAACAGATATTTAAGCGTAAGGATAAGTCCCGATTGCCCATCCGCAAGATGCAAGGCCCTTCGTTATCGACGTTATTTGAGCATACGCACGCCGCCACGCGCATACAAAATGAAGCGAATGACAGATTGAGTAGAGAAATGGAAACTAATCTAGCGTATTATCTTTCTAAACTATGACCATGCGTAACCTCAGAGCACTTGAGATAATATATTTTTTAGGGTCCTCCCCAAGCATTTTAAAATGCGGGTGCGTAGACT